TGAATATCTCAGGTTCACCGATATCGCCAAATATATCTTTGACGAGTTGGTATATCTCCGACAGCCCATGATCCTGCATGTACTGCCATTTCTCTCGTTTACTGCTGAACTCTGTAGGTTTTTTCCTTTTTATATATTTAGGTTTTTGATAGCCAAGGGACTCTGCTTTGGTTACGCCAAATGCAGGTCTTTGGCCAGTTTTAGTTTCGTTAGATGAGATCGACATCTGGCCCCCCAAGTCGCAGTGTTCTCGCCCTTCTTTGGACCCAACCCCATATCCTTGAGGGATTCAGCCAACCTGACAAGACCTTTCCTGTCGTACCGCTTTGTCCAATGCCAAGCACATAACGGAGTATCGCCAACAGTGATGAATGATTCATTATCGCAATCGGCACATCGGCTAACGTGACCACTACTGATAGTCCTGTCCTCGATATTTGGCACGTCATCCATCCATCGGCCCTGATGGAGCCAAGATGACGGCATCGGCAGACGAGGTACAAAAACATTGGCATTCTTCTTATCCTGTGGATTCGGATAGATTTGATCCATCTTCTTACGATAGTATAATTGATCCTCTAGTGCTTTTGTCAACATGTTGGAATATTCGGACCATCCCTCTCTTGGGATACCCGGACTCCTAGTGAAGATTTTTATCCATTCTTCCTGAGCAGTTTTCTTCTTCTGCTTGAATGGATACCGCACCCACCAGATTTCAAATTGGCCAACCAACCACTCCTCGTCCTGTTGAGGTGTTGGAGCATTAACAAGTTCCATTTATATCTCCTATATCATCTAAATCATGGATTGGCATATTGTACATAGTCTGCAACGTCTTAAAATTATTACGAGAATCTATATCTCCTTTCTCATACAGTATTGCCTTGCTCCAAAACTCGTCGAATTGCTTACACCCCACCAACCACACATTTTCAAGACCATGATAAGTTTTAGATTCCTTGTTGTATTTTCTAAATTCTAGGCTTACAAATACGAAACCCCAAGGCATCTGATGACCACTTGTTTGAGCAACCGAAACATCATAATGAGGCAACGGCTTAACTGTCCGCCGCTTCGTCTTTACTTCCAATCTTTTATCTTTATACAACATGTCGTAATCAAAGGTATCCCTTCTCGAAATACCCAGTTCACGAGCCACCGCCAATTCACCCAAGTACCCGGCAATATTTCCAGCCCCTTTTGTGATCGAGTTTTTTAATGATCCCAAATCCTCCGCAAGACCCCTAGCGATCAAGATCATTTCTTTATCAAAATATAAGGATTTAATCATAGGCATAGCCCCCCCTTACCCGTGCCCCATAGGGGACTTACTCGGTTCATACCCTCTGGGGCCAAACCCAGACACGATCCTCGTATATCGTGGTGCATTCATTGGCACGGACCTGCAAGCGGGGGGGAATCTATACAGGATTTCAAATCACGCTTTTGCGATCAAGGCTCAGGTAGGTGATGCCCCTGCCACTCGGTGTCGCTGACCCCTCAATCTCCCCCACCAGAAGGTTATGATATTCACCTTTGCCGACCTTTGAGCGCAAATGAATCCTCTGGCGGGGGATTTATCTTTTTCAATAAAACTGCCATTGAGGTATGATTTCGACATATAATACACCCATGATACCCAAGCCTACAACCTTTAAGTCAAAAGGGTATTTAGAGTGGTTAGTATCAGACGAAAACGTATGCCAGTCATGCCAAAGGCCCGGACATTCCAACGATCAACTGATCTGGCACCACGCTATCGGTATACCCGGATTGAATCTTGGAAAGATGGGCGGAAAATCGAACGATACATTCGCCATACCCTTACATGTAACATGCCACGCCTTGTTCCACGACCACTTCCACAAATTCAAAGAGGATCAACAGATATGGCTGATGAGACAATTGGAAAAAAGCCTGAGATCATCCATAAGCGGGCAAATCCCGAAAACATTCTTCGCAAAGCCGCAATAACAATGATCCTGCTGGAGAATGCTGAGTTACTTACCGAACCTATTCACGACATGTTGAGAAGATATGTGGGATTAACAGGTCCAATGACCGTAGAGGAAGAAAACCTGTGCGGAATTATCAATGATATAGTATACGCGAGGGAGTTAGATGGACTGGACAGACAATAGAAGGATGGAAGAGTCGCTACATTTTATGCTTGAGAGCGACGTACCTGCGGCCAAGGCCAGAGCAAAGGTCAAGGCATTAGAAAGAAAGGAGAAAACCATAAAGGCAATTGGTTTTTTGAATGCAGTGGGTACAGTAGGGGAACGTGACGCGCGCTCAGTTACCACCAAAGAGTGGATAGAGCATGTAGAGGATTACGAAGATTCAGTATCGGATTCCGAAACTTTTGAGAACCAGAGAAAAACTAATGAACTGGTTATAGAGGTATGGAGAACCATACAGGCAAATCAAAGGAGGGGAAATGTCTAAAGATAATCCAGTAGCAAAACATGCCCCGACGTTTAATAAGGCAACCACACACCGTGATCGCACAAAGCATCACAGACCAAGCGACTACTTTCCACAAGATGATGACGAAGTAGAGGTCAAAGTCGGAGATAAAAAGTTAAAGTTCTCCAAAGTAGCCAAGCCCCTATTCGAGGGCAAACATGAACCGTTCTGTCATAATTTCGAGGAAACCGATGATGAGACTACCTGATCCAACGGACGTCAGTTATGGAGAGGAGCCAGAGATACAGATAGATGGTATCCAGTTAAGCCCCGCCATAGATCAAATCGCACTGGCTTTGTCCGAAGCCATGAAAGATGCCGAAGACCCGCCCAAAACAGCAACGGGGTATGGCTATAAGTACGCACCGCTTGATGAAGTTCTTCCAAGGATTCGAAAATCTTTCAGCAAGCATGGCCTTGCTCTTCTTCAGCACCCATTCACCCCTGCATTTGGTTATGTTGGGATAGTATCCATCGTAATGCATGGCGCATCTGGCCAATGGATCAAGGGCGCATACTCTGTAAAGGAAGAAGGGTTGAAGGGCATGAACACTTTTCAATCTTCCGGTGCCGCATTCACTTACTTCCGAAGATATGCCGCAGAAGCAATAGCATGTTTGGCCGCTAGTCCAGATGTTGATGCCGCTAACCAGAAGGAATCAAAGCCACCCGCCAAGAAGTCAGACCCGAAGTTGCTTAAAACTTTAGCCAAGGAAGCGGAAAACGGCATGGAGTTTCTTTCAGTTGCTTATAAGAGTTTACCGGAAGAAACCCGCGCCCTGATCACTTCATCAGATAAGGCAAAGTTAAAAGAAATAGCCAATGCTCATTGATGTTCGTCAGGGCACCCCGGAATGGTTTGAAGAAAGGAAGGGTCGGCTGACTGCATCTAACTTTGCCAGCGCGGCTGGCTTGGAGGGATCGTATGATTCACGAGCGCAGTTATGGAGAAACCTCAAGGGAGACGCTAAGAAGGAAGTTACTGGACCGATGTTATTCGGTTCAGAAAACGAAGGAAATGCTAGACATTCATTCGAAGTTATCTCTGGTCTACTTGTACAGCCTGTCGGTATGTATGTTCATAGCCGCTTCGATTGGCTGGGTGCTAGTCCTGACGGGAACATTTCTGGAGATTCTCTGTTGGAGACTAAGTGTCGCAAAGATTCACCATATGAAACCATCAGTCCTCAACACATGGCACAGATACAGGGCCAACTTATGTGTGCCGAACGTAGAACATGCTACTTCCAAAGTTGGACCCCAAGTCTTCAGAAGGTCTGGCTAGTTCCTTTAGATATAAAGTATTGGGATTGGTTATGGCCTATGCTAGAAGAATTCTGGGGGTATGTTATAAATGATGAGGAGCCACCGCCACTTAGAAAGAGAAGACGGTACTCTAAAGAGATCACGTTTGACTTAATACACGAGGGAGAAAGTTATGGATAATGTTTTTGTGCATAAACCTAACACAGGATCATTGCTGAAGAATGATCGCAAGTCGAAGGATACTGATCCGAGTTGGCGGGGTGATGGACTTATAGACCTTCACGAACTTGGAGTCGGGGATGGACAGGTGGAGGTATGGCTATCGATATGGGTGAATGAAACAAAGACAGGTGGCAAGCGTCTTAAACTTTCCATCAACCCAAAGAAACCACTACAACAACAAGCGGAACCCGTCGCAACTTCGGAAGAAGACGATGACATTCCGTGGTGAGGTTAGTAAGCCGCGCCAACAAATAGGAAACACAATCGCGCATCTAAGGCGCAAATGCCATGAATATGGAAGTGTTTACCTGTTTCTTATTGAGGAGTCTTACCATTACGTCACGGAATATCCGCCGTTATGTAACAACAAGTACATACTACCAACAGGATATGTAAAGAAGTTCGAAGGCGGCAAGAAACTTATTCCAGTTGGTGGAACCTTAAAATGTTTCAAGGATGTATATGAAAAATATCCCGAATGCTATATAGGTTGTTATAATGAAGACCTTATATCACAGGACGTAAGGGAAGACATAGAAGAACATATCAGCCCCGCCTCCGAGGGCTAAATCGGGGACCATCCTCCTAATTAGCCCCGCGCCATGCGGGGCACTTTTTTAATAGCCCCGCTTAGACGCTTTCTTTGTCTTCTGTACTTTTTTACCTGTAGTTTTGGCGTACTGTTGGGCAGACTTCTTTCCCTTTGCTGTATATGGGAATGCTTTTTTTCCTACTTTAGGCATGTCATTTTGTCCTTGTCTTGGCTCCCTTGTAACCAGAAGCGTAGGCCGCTTTAGCCTGTTTTTCCGCTCCTGCTCTTGTTGGGTATTTTTTCCCCCGGTTCCCCCACTTGTAGCCGCCCTTTACTTTCCGTATTGGCATCTAAACCCCCAGTGATGATAGCCCAATCTATTTCAGATGTATGTTCAGAACCACTGTTGTCAACCACCTCAATTTCCTGCTCAGACCGAGCGGGTAACAAGGCAGTACAAACACGGATGTAAGTTGATGGGTCTTCCACTCTTACCTTTTCTATGATGTCGGTTTTATTCGCTTCAAAATCATCCAGCATTGCTTCTATAAACGAATTACTGAACTTGTTGCGAGAACCTACTCGTCTTCCTGCGCGATTTATACGGGGATCGTTTTTAACGAATGGCCTACCCGGCCCTCGCCCCTTCTTCTCTTCCATTTTGTAATCCCTCTGGTAAAGATTTCATTACATCACTCTTTAGTTCCCAAACTTCTTCGCTTGCGTCGCTAAACGCACCGCTTTCTGACAACTTCTTGAAACATACTGCTAATTTTGCCTTTAATGTTTTTGCTCCAAGAATTTCTTTTTGGAACTGGTGTGTAGGCATGGCACCAAAAGTGGGAACTTGATATGAACGCACTGGAGTATCTCCTTGTAATCGGTAAGAGTTTTCAAAGTATTCGTTATCCATACTCTCTCTCCAACCACCTCATGGTGATATGTTCCATACGGTCGTAGTATCCCTCTCCATCAATATCATGGAGAATTACTATTCCACGCCACCAGTACTGGACGGTGCCTCGGCACCAATCTTCAACATAATCTGGATGAACGTAACACCCGGCTGAGAGTCCGAAGATTCTCTGGCCAGTTGCTGTTACGCGCTCGGCGTGATCGAAAACATGGGAATGGCCTTGTACGCAACTTGCATGGAGTTTGCCGCATAAAGCCCTTCCGATATTTTCCCCAGAAATAGGCCGTCCGCTGACTCCCGTTGCAAAAAAGTGAGAGTAACTGATCTGGTCTATTGTTACGGGAACGCGGTAGGGGTGTATTTCATCAAAATAATTCTCATAATTCAGTATTGATATGTCCAGCCACTCAGAAAGGGCTGGATGCTCTTCGCAATGTCTATTGATGCGATCCTCGTGATTACCCAAGGTGATAACTTTTCTTGGGCGGTACTGCTTGTCCTTGTTCTTCCGACGCCTTGCGTTGTACTTATTAACTGGACCCCACATACGTTTAAGCGCATCATGGGTAACTTCAACATCTTCCTTTAACCTGCGACCCTCGAATGATAGTCCTTCGCCATGCTTACTAAGTGCTGGCATATCAGCAAAATCACCAAGATGAACGATCACCTCTGGTTTACGGTCGAGGATAAAATCCCCTAACCACTCAAATCTCTGGTTGTCGTACTGGTAGTGCGCGTGAGCGTCTGGAATTATTAGGTGTGTTGTCATCCATTAAGGTGTGGCCGCAAGGGGCGGCTGTTAACAGGGTTTCCATCCTCAATATCATTCCCTTGGGAATTCTGGATAGGCCCGACCATTCGTCTTCGTCGGGTAAATGAGAGTTTGCTAATACTAGGAACTCTCCTTTCTTTTTTGGTTTTTCTATTAAGTAGCCTATTGTGTAAATGACCCTAGCGGGTTTCTTTTCATATTGCTCCCAACCCGCCTTTTCATCCGCGTCGATCCATTCAACTCGTATGATGTCGTGAGCGCACTTGGTCATTCCTTCTTCTTATGTGGAGATGGGATTAAATACCCCAAGATTAGTGGGATTAGCAGTACTGCTCCTATTATCCAACCTGCAACTTCACCCAGTCTTGCCAACAGGCTCCACGCAGAATCGACTTTTTTTATTACCTCCACAGTTTTGGCTGTTTTCTCAAGTTCTTCAGAGAATATTATATCACCAGTAGCGTCTCCCAGCGCAGAGGCTACGACAGCACCGGGAATCCCGGCAGTCATGGCCCCAATTGTAGTTGCCGCCGCCGTAGTGGCCATTTTCTGTGGCATATTTTTGAGGGCGGCACACCCAGTTAGAATAACCAAGCATATTAGTAGGGATATATTCTTAATCATAACTACTGCCATAGGGGTTAGAGCCGCTACTGCGATCTGAATTAGCCATCCACTCAAATATCTTCTCGTGCTGGGTCATAATGTCTTGGTCAACTATTCTTAGATTTACGATTTCTTTCCTGAGTTCATCAACCTTAAAGTTAAGAACATCTAATCCACTGATGGCTTGGTCGTGTTCTTGGAGTTCTTTGATGGCCTCATCATTTGCATGGATTGCCAAGCCGCATTTAACGGCTTCTGCTTGAAGTGCTGGAATAGCCCGTTCTTGGATTCCAGCCAACCTCTCAACTTCAGCAGAAAGTGATGAAGCCCACCAGATAGCCCCACTTGTTTGAGCAACCAAGAATAATATTGCACCAAAGAATTTAGCATCTATGTTCATAGCCCACGGGCCTTCATTTGTTCTCTTAATTTATCAACTTGTTGAGATACTGTTTTGGTTAATATGAATGGGATCAGTGCATGTATAAACGCTACAACACACAATAATAGTAGGGTAATGCACAATTTTAGTGCAAAAATGGCGTGGACAAAATAAGTTTCATTTGTTTCCAGCAAGTGGTTAAAGTTCATTATCCACCCTTCTGTTGAAACGTCTGATTTTCGAACATCACAGCGTCGATTTTCTCTTCAAGCCTGATCAAATGCGCGATTATGCTTTCAAAGTTTTCGTCATTTCTCTGGACAACACGACCTAGCCTATTTTCAACATTTTCCAATTGAAAAGCCTGTATGGCTACGCTCTCCCTTAGATCATATATAAACGTGAAACCACCTATGATTAAACCTATGGTAGCGACTATGTGGCCTACGGATAGGCTCTTACCAAGTTGGTTTCCGTTGGGCATTTTTATTTCCTCTTTAGGAAGTCAGGTATTGGAACATTCTGAAACAGGTTCCAATTTACTGGCTCATTTTGATCATCGACTTGTCCTCTCAACTTTACTGCCACTCCGATAATCGCTAGTTTTCTTTGAGTCAGTGAATCAATTTGGCTTCTCTTTTGATCGGGGGTAAGCACCCTGCTGGCCTGTATCCTTCTGATCTGTTTACCAATCGCACTGATCCTTCGCTGTATCTTGTTATACGTTTTTCTATACTTTAGAACATCCATATGTTCTTGCATTATCTCTATTGCTTTTTCTGTCATGCCAAGATCACGGTAATGGACATAAGCGGCGCGGTACTTGTCTATCTCCTGCATCTGCCTATAGAACAGATCAACCTGCTTGGTGTTCTTTATGGGAGATTCCCTGATAAATGATTTGATCGGGAATGGAATAGGTCCAATCCAGTCAATCTCATCCATACGTTTAGTTGGTTTCTCAGGCATGTCCCTGATGTTTTCTGTAACAAGTTTGTCAAACGCGGCAACAATGGTGGTTCCAGCCCAGCCAAAATATCCACGAATAAGGTGATCGATCTGAATAGGTGACAAGTGGTAATCCTTGTCCTCCCCGCCTATAGGTCTAAGCGTGGCACCAAGTGCCTCAGACATAACAACAGAAAACTCTGAAGTGAATGCTCGTTTACGTTCGGCTTTTGGACGCCTATCGAATGGGCTTTCTATATGGCGATTCAAAAATGAATCCTTATTATTTCCAACTTCCATCCAAGGACGAAGTGCTTGCGGCCTAAGATCAAACGCCAACTGCTCTTGTATGATGTCCTTAATTCTTTCCGCCGTGTACTTAGCATCTACGCTGTCATCTATGAAGTTCTTAGTAATTCTTTCGACAACGCTGGCTACTGCACCAATCTCAAAGGGCTTCGGTAGGAAGTACCATTTGTTCCCAACCTTTATAGGCCAATATGTGTCCCTGATCCACTCTTCTAGGTTTTGGTACTCATCGTCGTCTTCCATAGACAACATGTAAGCAACACTGGCAAACACCACAAGACCTGTAACTGCAAGCATCCTTGCTGATGTTCTACGATCAAGTGTTGATCTTCCCATCTTGTCCAAACCTTGAAGTCTGGCATTCAGGAACGGACTAAACGCAATCAATGCTTGAGCGGCCCAGTGTTTACCATGTGAGGAGAAGTTTAGAAGATCACGGGCCTCGAAACTTGCCTGTAGGTGTCCCACTTCATCTCTTCGTTTCATATACAGTGCGGCACGGTTAGCATTCTCCAACTTGTTACCAAGTTCTTGATAACTGCCCCACACCTTATCGCGCATAAAATCTCTAGCCATACGCGGCGTGGTTAATATACGACTACCTTCCTTACCCGCGAGTCCTGTATTGATCAATCGTCGTATGGCTCCGGGGTCTTCATTCAAGAAACCAAAAGAAAAGGCACCACCACCTGCCATCATCTCTGCCCGGATTACGCTACCCTCTGCCATCGCGGCCATTCCCTTTTTTACATTACCGAACATGTTGTAGTTCATCTGACCAACAGCAATGGAATGGACTGTATCTCTAAGAAGGTTGCGAATCTTGAAGGCTGGTGATGCAGTAACACCTAGAGTGAATATTCTCTTAACATTAGACATGGCTCGTATAGCCTTGCTGTCTATGCCACCCCATCCTAGATGGATAAATGAATTCATAACAAGAGCATCTGTTATTTCATAAACAACACGCTCACCGTTCTCAAGGACGTAAACGTATTCCTCCGTTGCTTTCTTATCCCCGGACTTCTTGGCAAACCTTACTTGAGCGGCTTCTTTAGAATCTAATCGTCTAGCAACTCCCGCACTAACTGCGGCCTTCATGGCCTCTATGCCAGCCCTGTTCTTCATGGAGCCACGCATAAGGGCAACCCAGTTCATCAAAAGATTATCTAGGGCGTCGTTCATATCAAGTTCGCTACCACGCATCTTGTGGATAACATCCTTGATGTTTACAAAATCATGTTGTGGGGTTGGGCCTTTAACAGCCGCCTCTCCATCGAACTCAAACTGCCTGTACATCGGGATGTAAAAGTCTGTTGCCAGAAGTTCGCGTGTTTCCTTATTTATGATCCCGGCACTTTCTGCTATGTCGAGCATAGATTTCTGGAATGCAGATACCTTGAGCATTGACTGTAGATAGACCTTGGAGCGCATACGTCCATCTGCCATTTTGCCTTCGTTGTATTTAAGGCCAGAGGCTACTTCTTCTTCAGTGAAGTTTCTTTCTTTTGGTGTGTCTTCAAATATCTTCTTGGCTGTAGCGAGGTCTTCCTTGCTTATCGTACCTGCGCTTCTGTCAGCAATAGCCTTCTGATATGTTCTCTCAGCGGCTTGCCACTTTCTAGTTATATCTTGGGATCGGTTTGCAATCAGCCACGAAAAGAAGCGATCTGACTCGCCATTCAAATCTCTCAGGATGTCTAGGAATCCCTCTCCTTGAACATCTACAGAATACCAATCAAACTCACCCGCCTCTGTGTATACCTCCTTTGGTCTCCCAAAGTTGAGTACTGCATTTAATAAACCATGCGAGTTTTCTGATAGTTGCATCATCTGCCATGCGCGCTCTCCATCATCTCCCAATCTATTCTTGATTGGCCGATACGCATCAACAGCACCCTGCACCCATTGTGCCCAACGTGTTTTCAATCTGGACGCAAGGGTAAATTCTTGTACTGAGTCCGCTACCGATCTCCTTCTGCCGCCAGATGTTCTGCGTAGAAACTCTCCCCCATCTGGAAGTTCTTCTTCCGGGGCAATGGAATACATCGCAGAATCATCGTTGATTACAGCACTGCTATTGCGTTCTTGAGTCTCAAGGAATTCTATGCGTTGCAGTTTGGCTTTATCTTTGATCCCGCGTTTAAGGTCTTGATATGTTCCCTTCCGTCCAAATGCTGGAGTAATACCGCCAAATGGATCACCCAGCCTGTGAGTCAGAAATGCTTCAGCGGCATTCATACCTTCCATCTTGCCTTGTGACAACAACTTGACAGCAGTGTCGATTTCACTGAAATCCAGTGACTCATTCTTATGAGCCTCATTCCAAGATATAAATGGGTATGAACTTACCGCCTCGTACATCGTCTTTGGATGATTACTTACACGAACGACCAGTTCTGTTCCGGTTTCTATATTCTTGAATACTGCATATCTGGACGTAACATTTGTTTCTTCTGATACTACAGGGAGATGAACATCTATATTCTTGTAACCCTTCTTTCCTACATTTTGGGCTACCCGCATCATGCCATCCATATTGCTTCTAAGGCGACGCTCTTCCTCTGATGGCAATACCTTACCCCTCAAAGAAGCAATGAAGTATTGGAAGTGTCGTCGCGTTAATGATCGTACCGGACCACGACCCCATTCGGGGAAAGCCACGACAATCTGGCCATAGACTGTATCACCAGTATCCATGAGCATATGTTTGGGCAAACCGCCTCTCATAGATTCTTGCAGTGAGCCACGCACAAGAGAAGCAACTTCTATATCGGTTAACTTAGTAGGTTTACCAATAACAGTATTAAACCACTCAGTAATCAGTCTAATAATCCGTTGCATCAATGGAAGTTGTAATGCCCTTGCATCTTCAGCGATGTGGGCTATGACTTCTTCTGTGAATGTTTCGGTATCTTCGGCTATACGACCTGCGTATGCCCTTCGTACTTTCTCATAGTAAGGCTTGAATACACCATCCTTCCCTTGCTCTACTTCAGAAATAATTCTCTGGTATTCAACATTGCCCAACATACGGCGCAATCCGTAGTGGGTTCCAACTTCATGTAGTAGAACTCGTGGTGCAGTATTCTTATTAAGACGGTTAGCAATCAGGTACGCAGTGCTATTGCCCTTATGATATAGAGCGCGCGCACGGTTACGAGCATCCTCATCAGCAATAATCCCCGGCGGGATATCCTCTACACTTCCTACGATCTTCAGGATACCCTGAAGTTCGAGCCTAGCAATTCCACTTGCTCCCCAGATGTCGGTAAGATGTTTCCGTACCTCTGCTACAGTTAAACCGCCATAAGCGGGTTCTTCTAGTACTGCGCTGTCTGGAAGAATTAGGCTCCATAGGGTGGGGATTTTTTCGTGTCGTTGTTTGAGTTGGTAGACCTCTTCAAGTCGCTTTGCCGATCTATTGAGAAAGATTTTGTAAGTTCGTTCAGTAAAGCCTGATCCTTTGTAATCAGCCGGTTTTGCTCCGCCAAGGCGGCGTCCGCCATATTCTCTATCGCCTTTTGTAATTCGTTTGATACTTTCACGGTATTGTGGTGACCTCTCTAGTATTACTCTGTAAACTTCTTGACCAAATAACTCTGCAAAATCACTTGCAGTATCTATCTCTTTGTCAGTTAGTTCCTGTGCTATTTTAACTATACTCCGTGTCTCCCCAGCAGTATCCCTCAACTCTGACAGAACTTTAACCCAAGACCAAACAGTCTCTTGTATTTCTGCCGGGGTCCATTCTATACCCGTTTGCTTTGTAAGTATTTTAGCCGCACTACGCATAGTCGAATTAACTGCGGTGTACGCTGGTGTTTTGCCCGGATCGACTTTTGTCTTACCTGAACCAAAAAGTGCTTGCCTTATGAAGGCAAAGTTAGCCATGTGTGTGTCGGATGTTATTTCATTAACGAACCCACGAAGATTCCACATAAATGAATCTACCTTGGGTCCAGAAAGCATAATATCTGAAACCTTGGTCTCCATATTCAAAGTCATAACAGTATTGTTTATCCAAGCCGGAAGAACAGACAATCTCCTACGAACATCGTCCGGTAATCTTTCTACCGCATTCCTCATCCTGTCTATGGAAATATCGCTGGCAGTTACCCACTTTGTTTGTTTGCCAACGCCCGTTGGTACTTTCTTTGTTCTTACACCAGTTAATACACCGAACTCTGTAGATGCTCTACCAAGAGCAGTGGCCAAACGATCCCTTGGTAATCCGGGTTCTTTCCTGCCATGTATTATTTCTGGTCGAACATTAGCGATACGAACATTTCTGCCCATAATATCGATAATGGTTTCTTTATCTGAGGGGCGACCCAGCCTAACCCAATCTGTCCACACCTTGAGAGCATTTTCAGCATTCTGTTCTACCGAGTTCTGGGGAGATAAAGCCGCTAATAATGCGGCGAAACGGGGTGCGTCCCTAACGCCAAATATTTCAATCAATGACCTTGCGCTATTCGTGTACCATCCCTTTTTGGCACGGCCAGCAAAGGCAACTGCGGCATATTCCTCATCTGTTGGGATATGATCAAAAACAGTAACCATTCTCCCTATCCAATCTTCTTTAGCCCTGACAACTTTTTGTCTCTCGCTACCAGTAAGGTACTGCCAGATGCGAGCGATTGGCGCATACTTATTCTTTATATGCTCTTCGTCATTCGGGTCTAAATACTTGTTCTCCTTTGCCTGTTCCTTCTCTGTACGAGGCTTGACAATGCGTTCCCTGATATCTGTTTGATCAATTTCCCCCATCTCATCGATGGGCGGTATGATATCCCTAGAGGGAGAATAGATAGGTTCAGGACGCCTCTTACCCGGAAGTAGAGGAACAAATGTTTCTTCCCAAAAACTGCGGTTACCTATGCGGCTTGCAATGTTTGGGTCTGTTGCCCTTAACTCTTGGTATACCTTTCCGATGGACACAGAGCGATCAATGCTTGTAGTAACATCAAACCCACGATAATCCTGACGCACCATCTGCCATTTATGATGATAAATCTGTGGGTCTTTTCTACGGTTTGTGTGGCCAATTATTTTCCCATCCAAAGAAGCCTTATAAGCCTCATCACGGGTAGGCTCTGTTGCAGTATCAAAATCAGGGGATGAAACAAAATCTATCGACCCTTCCTTTGTATTGTAGATAATAAGATCATAATTAAAATCTTCTGGGAGGGCTGATTTTGCTTTATTAAAAGACTTTTTCCCAACTTCTTTCTCAATAGCATCCTCGGCAGAACGATGAACGTACACTTTGGACCCCATCAATTTTCCAACATCATGTCCAATCCAAACAGTATTGACGTTAAGTGCTTTTAGTTCGTTTTCCCTGTGACGCTTGGTTGCTATGATTAGTTGCAACCCTTCTACAGTTTTAACTTGTGCGTCACTGAAAACAGATTGAACTTCCGACAGATAATCTTTCAGAGGTTTGTTATTCTGCCAATCTTCTGGTCTCCCTGTTGGTTGGCCACCAACTCCAGACCTATTACCGGGATGTATCTGTATATAAACTTGACCACCAGACTTAACAGCCCCAAAGGCTTGTCTAAGAATCTCTACCCTTTTTGCCTTTTCTTTTATAGCATTAAGGGTGTTGGCAATTGTTACAGTATCTACAGGATTTTCATTAACCCAATCTTCAACAGATTGATTATGTTCATCTGATCGTTGAGGATCGTATACTCTTGACTCAACACCAAACTGCTTAACAGATCGTGTGCCAAGTTCAGATACACCACCACCGATGTCTAGGTTGCGAGAGCCTTTTTCATATAGAGAACCTTTCTTCAGTACTGCCGCCGCCTGTTTTATGTCTGTTCCAGCCGATGGATACTTCT